CTGTAAGAAGCACGTATAGCACCATAAACAAATGGTGTGGAATTAACCACTATCTTAATGTGCAAATTACATCGAATACCAAAGTAATTATCCAATTTTCTTCCTATAATAGCATTATTGAAGAACAATGTCCAAGGAAAAATGGATCTATTAATTGGGGTTCCCAAAGCAACAGCAAAACCATCAATTTTTACAGGACGAGAAAAATACTCATTCAGATGTAAAATTTCGGGATTATCAGTCGAAAGACTGGGTATTACTGTAGCTAAGTTCACCATGGTGCCTTGATTATTGTCAGTAAAAGTAACAGTTTGCTCTTTATTTTCACCGGCACCACTTTGTGAGGTTTTAGGAGCTACCATATCGACCTCACTCGATTGTAATGTGTAATCTAGCTCTCCTAGATCAAGAAGACCATTTAACTCATGGTTGAGACCTGCATAACAGGATTTTATTGCATTGTTTTTGCTAAGTCAATGAATCTCGACAAGAGTGATCTGACTCAGAATTCACTCCGTCACTTGTGTCCTGTGGATCCAACCAATCCATTCCTAAATAGGAACTTTGGGGAGCGCCCTGGTGAGAATCCTCAACAACCCATTCTCCCTCATCGTCGACACCTTGATGAGAGCAGTAACTGCCATTGAGAGAGGAATTTTGGTTTCGTTTCGACATTTCCTCAAATGCCGCTTTGGCTTCACACTCATCGGAAGAGTCCCAAAACAATGTTTTGAGAACATCAAAAGGTAAGAATGAAGTGGGTCTAAAGTAAGCTTCTAATCCTAATCGAGTAGCAACTTCCTTTAACAGGATTTGTTTCTCTTCAAATACTTCTCTCCCGTAAAAGAAATATTCTCGACCAGCACCAGTGATTACCTCAAGGGCCTGTTCAGACTCCGAAATTGAAGTCGAAGCAACCCAAACAGTAAGCTGGCGCTCAATTGAATCATGATCAAGAGGAGCTAAATAGGCTCCTACCTCGTCATTCCAAACCCAGGATCTCTTAAGAAAAGAAGAAGAGTAAATGGAAACATAAGGTACAGATTCAGATTCCTTATCCGGCATAGTGTAAACAATGCCCATATCATTAAAAGCGCCAGAAATTGCAACATGGTTAAACCATGAGCATCCTTCGCTTACAGACATGATATTGTCATCACCATACGTCATCAAAGAAACTGATTCTTTGAAACGCGTGCTGGAGTGTAAT